GTAACTTTAACACTTAAAATAACGGAAGCAGATGGAACAGTTACTGAAATTACGATACCTATTGGCACTTTTACTTTCTAGCTGTTCTATATTTAATCAATTTGAAGATACATACGAACAAAGATTTGAAAGAAATAACATTGTAAAAATATCTGAATTACAATCTAAAGAATTAGCTAATGTAAAAAAACCAATAATTAAACCTGTAGTAGCGGTATACCCTACAGCTTTTACTGACCAAACAGGTCAGCGTAAAAGTAACAGCGAGTTTGCATTATTTAGTACTGCAATAACACAACAACCAAATGCACTACTTATACGAGCTTTAAAACACGCAGGTAATGGAGAGTTTTTTACAGTAGTTGAAAGAGTAGGTTTAGATAATTTAACAAAAGAAAGACAACTAATAAGGTCAGCTAGAGAACAAACTTTATCAGATGAAGAAAAAAAGAAAGCACTTAGACCTTTATTATTTGCAGGAGTTTTAATTGAAGGTGCTGTTATAGCTTATGAAACTAATCTAACTACAGGTGGTATAGGAGCTAGATATTTAGGTATTGGTTCTAGTGTTCAGTATAGAGAAGATAGTGTAACAACAACTTTAAGAATGGTATCAGTAGCCACAGGTGAGATACTAATAGAGGTAATGACTGAAAAAACTATATTTAGTTATGGTAAATCAGAAGATGTATTTCGTTTTATAGAAGCAGGAACAGAACTTGTTGAAATAGAAATGGGTAATTCCAGGAATGAATCAACAACAATAGCATTAACAAAAGCTATTGAAAGTGCTGTATTAGAAATAATTAATGTCGGTTATGACAGGAGTTTTTGGAAATATGAAGAAATTGAAATTAATGAGCCTGATTGTGATGCTGAGTGCATTAACAAGTTACGCAGCTGATAACGAAATTTATGTAGACCAGTCAGGAACTGGTGCAAATATAGACCTAGAACAATTAGGTATATCTAATATTATTGGTGGTTTAAATTCTACTGCGGGGTCTTTAAATGCTTTTGATTTAGATGGTGCTACTATGACACTTGATATTAATATGATTGGTAATACTAATAAATTTTTAGGTGATATAAACGCTACTACTTTTACAGGATTATATAATTTTACTGGAGATACAAATACTTTCACGATACAAGTAGACCCAACTAATACATATAGTTCTGCTGGTTCTGACCAAAATATAGCAGTTACAGGTAGTAGTAATACATTTACCTTAAATCAAGGTACTACAGCAATAGCAGCAAATTTAAATTTAGATTGGATTATTCAAGGTTCTAGCAACACAGTAACATCAAACATAAATATTGATGGTGCTACAAACTATATGGATATAGATGGTTCTGATAATACAATAAATTATACAGGTACTGGTGTTAATGCTTCAGCAGGTGGATATTTTTGGCTAGACCATACAGGCGGTCAAAGAACTTTTAACATACAACAACTGAGTACCCAAGATAATGACTGGCTTAAAATTATATCAATCGGTGGCAATGCTGCTTCTACTGTTTGCGTTATCCAAAACGACCAAGGTACAAGCACAAGCTGTTAATATTGGAGATATATCTGAACTAAATGGTTCAGCACAAATAGTAAGAGATAAACCATTAGATGCCGAATTAAAATTTTCTATACAAAGTAATGATGAAGCTATTACTACTAATGGAAGAATGGCTATTACATTTCTTGATGATTCTATTGTAAAGCTTACTGAACACTCACAACTATTAATAGATGAATACATTTATGACCCTGACCCATCTAAAGCAAAAATGGCTCTTACTTTTGGTCTTGGTACAGCAAGATTTATTACAGGCAATTTAAATCGTATAGATAAACAAAACATATCTCTTAAAACACCTACAGCTAATATAGCTATTCGTGGTACTGATTTTACGGCTACAGTAGATGAACTAGGTCGTAGTCTTATAATACTGCTACCAGACTCTCTAGGGCTCTCTAGTGGCGAAATAGAAGTAGTTACTGCTATGGGAACAGTTTTACTTAACAAACCTTACGAAGCAACTACAGTAAGTGTATTTGAATCAGCACCAAGCAAACCAGTAATATTAGATTTAACATTAGATGTAATAGACAATATGTTAATTGTTACGCCTCCTAAAGAAGAAACTGTTATAGAAGAAGAAGCTACAAGCACACAAACAGATAGCGTACTTGATTTTAATGACTTAGATATAGACTATCTTGCAGAAGATTATTTAAAAGAAGATAGCTTAGAATTTACAGAACTAGATATAAATTATCTTGATGTAAATTATTTAGAAGATTTATTAAATGTTTTAGATGGATTAGCTATAGCTGAAGAAGAGGACCAATTAGCACAGGCTACAAGTACACAAATATCAGGAACATTATTAGGTAAAGACCCAGATACACAGATAACAACTATAATTACAGGACAAGTTGTTAGTTTAAGAAGAAGTGTTAGCGAAAGCGTACAGTTAGATTTAGATGGAAATAATGCTTACACAGTAATATTTATACAAGATGGCATTTCTAACATAATAAAAGTTAATGGTGGTAGTGATTCTACAATAACAATAACTCAAAGTGATTAATGAAAAAATTAATATTACCTATACTTATAATACTAGCACTACCTCTAATATTTCAAAGCACTCCAACAGAAATATTAAAACTTAAAGTGTATGACACTTTTGTTAAAACACCAGAACCATCAGGTAATTTTATAATACTTAATATTACGGAAGATGATGTAGAGCGTGAAGGTGGTTATCCATTACCTAGAAAAAGATTAGCTGATATACAAATGGAGATTATTGGTAAAGGTGCTTTAGGCGTAGGTTGGGTTATATCTTTTCCACAAGCAGATAGAATGGGTGGTGATGAAGATTTTGGAAGGTCTTTAGGATATGCACCTTCTGTTATAGCTATGTTTGAAGATGGTAAAGGTAATTATCCTAAACCAACAGGAACTGTAGTGAAAGGTGAAGATAATGGTGGTATAGTATCTTTGGGAGTTAAGGAAAACCTGAACACTCTTAAAAATAATACATTGCAGGGTTTAGCCATTGCTCCCACTGAAGTTGACCAACTTGTTAGAAGAATACCTCTTTTGGTTAAAACACTTGATAATAATTGGATTCCTAGTTTTGGCACACAAATATACAAAGCTTTATTTGGTGTAAAAACATACATTATAAAAACTAATGATAATGGTATAGAAGAAATATCAATTAGAGGAATACCACCAGTTAAAACAGATAGTCTTGGTCGTAAGTGGATTAGTTGGGTAGATACAGAACAAACTAATTTACAAGAAATGAATGTAAATGGTAAATTTGTTTTTATTGGAGTTACGGCTAATGGAGTAATGCCACAAGTTGCAACACCTGTTGGATTACTAGAACCGCATAAAATACAAGCAGCATTAGCAGAATCAATTTTAATACAAGACAGTCCTTATATTCCTGATTGGCATTTAGCAGTTGAATTATTAATTCTAGTGATAACAGTAATTTTGGTTTGGTTATGTGTAAATATTTTTGGAATGACTCTAGGAATAACATTTACCAGTATATTATTCTTTTTAACAATATTTCTTGGACACTATTTAATACAGCGTGGAATACTAATAGATGTAAGTTGGACATTAATTTCACAGTTTATAACAGCATCAATAGGTTTTTATTTAAGATTTAGAGAACAATACAAATTAAGACAACAAATTAAAAAACAATTTGAACATTATCTTGACCCTAGACAAGTTAAAAAATTACAAGATAACCCAGATTCTTTAGTATTAGGTGGTGAGCGTAGATATTGCACCTTTCTGTTTACAGATGTAAGAGGTTTTACTGCTATGTCTGAAAAATTAGAGCCAGAAGAAGTTACAGAAATAATGAATAAAGCACTTACTATACAAGCAGATGCAGTTAAAAAATATGGTGGTATGGTAGATAAATACATAGGTGATGCCATGATGGCTATTTTTAACGCACCGATTAATCTGCCAAACCATGAAACTTTAGCTGTGTTATGTGCTGAAGAAATACAAGAAAATATTAAAAAAGCTGATTTAAGCGTTGAAATAGGTATAGGTGTTAATACTGGATATGCTGTTATAGGCAATATGGGCAGTAATACTAGGTTTGATTATACTGCTATAGGTGATGCAGTAAACCTTGCTGCTAGGCTTGAAAGTTCTACTAAGGAAGTTGGTCAAGATATTGTTATTGGATATAATACAATTAATGCAAAAGATTTTAATTCTGAAATAATGTTAAAAGAATTAAAAAGTATATATGTAAAAGGTAAAACAAAACCAATACAAATATATACAATAAATTAATTTAAGGAGTTTTATGAAAGCAATATTAAAAAATATAGTAGGAGCAGTAGCACCTACAATAGGTTCAGCAATGGGTGGTCCTCTTGGTAATATGGCTATGGGTAAAATAGCAGAAGTACTAGGAGTATCTAATGACCAAAAAACTATACAACAAGCTATACAGAACGCAACTCCAGAACAAATGCTTGAACTTAAAAAAGCAGAACAAGAGTTTGAAGTGCAAATGAAAGAGCTTGATGTTGATGTATTTAAACTTGAAACACAAGACAAACAACACGCTAGAGGTATGTTTAGCAAAGATTGGACTGCTCGTATTATTGGTTTAGTAACCATAGGCGGCTTTCTTGGTTATATATTTTTAGTAACATTACAACCACCAGAACAAAATAGCGAAGCATTAATAAACTTAGTGCTTGGTTATCTAGGAGGATTAGCTAGTGCAATTATTTCGTTCTATTTTGGAGCGTCTCACACCAACGATAAAGGAGAGTAATATGAAAATATCACAAGAAGGATTATCCTTAATTAAAAAGTTTGAAGGTTGTGAGTTAGAAGCTTATAAATGTGCAGCAGGTGTATGGACTATAGGTTATGGTTCTACTAAAAGTGTAAAAGAAGGTGATACTCTTACACAAGAAAAAGCAGATAAATTATTATTACATGAAATGAATGAGTATGAAGGTTATGTGAATGAAATGGTAAAAGTTGATTTAAAACAAAATGAATTTGATTCACTTGTATCATGGGTATTTAATTTAGGTCCATCAAACCTTTCTAGCAGTACACTTTTGCAAAAATTAAATAATAAAGATTGGGATGATGTGCCAAATCAAATAAAAAGATGGAATAAAGCTGGTGGTCAAGTAAAACAAGGTTTAGTAAGAAGAAGAGAAGCAGAAGCTTTGCTGTTTGAAGGCAAAGAATGGCATGAGGTTTAAATATGACATTAGCTAAATATGTATTTAGACCAGGTATAAACAAAGAAGGTACTAATTATAGTAACGAAGGTGGGTGGTTTGACGCAGATAAAGTTAGATTTCGTAAAGGTAGACCCGAAAGAATAGGTGGTTGGCAAAAACAAAGCACAGATAGTTTTATAGGTACAGCTAGAAAAATATTTGTTTATAGAGCATCTAGTGGTACAAATTATATTACTTTAGGTACTCATCAAAAATTTTATGTATTAGAAGGAAACGCTTATAGTGATGTTACCCCCATACGAGCCACGACTACTAATGGTATTGTTTTTTCTGCTACTGATGGCAGCACTACTATAACTGCAACTGATGATGCTCATGGTGCTGTTATAGGAGATTTTGTAACTATAAGTGGTGCAGTATCTTTAGGTGGCAATATTACTGCTTCTGTATTAAATCAAGAATATCAAATAGATAGTGTTCCAACTGTAAATACATTTACTTTTACAGCTACTGCAACAGCAAATGCAAGTGATGAAAGCGGTACTGGTGGTTCTGGTGCAGACGCAGTTTATCAAATAAATACAGGTCTTGATGTTTATGTTCGTTCAACAGGCTGGGGTGCAGGAACTTGGGGTGCTGGAAGTTGGAGTTCTGCTACTGATTTATCTCTTACTAATCAATTAAGATTATGGTCTATAGATAATTTTGGTGATGATGTTATTTTAAATCCAAGAGCTGGTGGCATTTTTTATTGGGATGAATCATCAGGAACTAATACAAGAGCAGTAAATGCAACAAGTTTAAGTAATGCTAGTGATGTTCCAACAGCAGTATTACAAGTTATGGTTTCTGATGTAGATAAACACGCAATAGCTTTTGGATGTAATCCTATAGGTTCTACAACTATTGACCCTTTATTAGTAAGATTTTCAGATACAGAAAGTATTATAGATTGGACACCAACTGCAACCAATCAGGCTGGTGGTGTACAACTATCAATGGGGTCTACAATTATAGGTGCACTTAGAACAAGACAAGAAATACTTATTTGGACAGATGCAGGTATAGTTTCTATGAGATTTGTAGGAGCACCATTTGTATTTTCATTTAATGAAGTAGCACATGGTCCATCTTTAATATCTCCTAATGCAGCAGTTAATGCTAATAATCAAGTTTACTTTATGGATAATGGTGGTTTTTATAGTTATTCAGGTAGTGCTCAAAGATTACCTTGCACAGTATTAGATTATGTTTTAAGTGATTTAAATCAAACACAATCATTTAAAATATTTGGTGCAGTTAATGATAGTGCTAATGAAATAATGTGGTTCTATCCATCAGGAAGTAGTTTAGAAGTAGATAAATATGTTATGTATAATTATTTAGAACAAGTATGGTCTATTGGAACTACATCAGATAATTTTGTTAGGACAGCTTGGGATGAAGCATTAATACTAAATAATCCTATAGCTGCTAGTAAAAATAGCAGTACAGTAAATACTAATTATCTTTATGCACATGAAATAGGACATGGAGATGATGGTAGTAACTTTACAGCATATATAGAATCAAGTGATTTTGACTTAGACCCTGATGGCGAAAAGTTTATAGCAGTAAATAAAATAATACCTGATATACAATTTAGAGACCAACAATCTACATCTGATGATGTAACTATAACAATAAAAGGTAGAAATTATCCATTAGAAGATTTATCTACTTTATCTACTGTATCAGTTACACCAGCTTCTACATTTACTAATACAAGAGCTAGAAGCAGACAATGTGCTATTAGAGTATCTAATTCATCAAATGATTATGGTTGGAGACTTGGTGATTTAAGATTAGATATAAGACCAGATGGTAAAAGATAATGGCAAATCCTAAATCAATAGCATTACCTTTAGCACAACAAGAATATAGTTCCGCAGATGAGGCAGTTACAAGAAGAATAATGGAACAAGCAATACAAGATTTAGCTATAGAAGTAGATAAATTACAAAGATTACAAAGTGTTGTAGTTAGTAAAGGTTTAAAAAGACATCAATTTTTATTAATGGGAATGAAGCATGGCTGATAATTTAAAAGTATTAGGTCAAGTTGACCCTGCAGCAACAACAACAACTACACTTTATACTGTGCCTAATATGACACAAACAACAGTTAGTTCTATAGTTGCAGCAAACAGAACAGGGTCTGCAATAACATTTAGATTAAGTGTTCATGTAGCTGGTGCAGGTGCAGATGATAAACAGTTTCTTTTTTATGATAAATCTGTAGCAGCAAATGATTCATTATCAATAGTTTTAGGTATAACATTAAATCAGACAGATGTCGTAAAAGTTTATACAAGTGCAGTAGATATGAGTTTTAATATGTTTGGTTGCGAAACCAAAGAGGAAGATAGATAAATATGGATATAAAACAACAAACCAAAAATGTAGCAGCACAAGGTCGTTTTGGCGATTCTATGTTACTTCATGTAAATCCTGCAGAAGTTAAAGGATTAGCATCTGCTATGCCTATAACAATAAATCCAGATACAGGACAACCAGAAGCTTTCTTACCTTTCTTAGCACCTATGTTAGGTAGTTTATTAGCACCTTCAATTCTTGGAGCAATAGGTGTTACTGGATTATCAGCAGGAGCTATGGCAGGTATAGGAGCTGGTTTAGCTACATATGCACAAACAGGTGGTTCTGGAAGTAAAGCATTATTATCAGGACTTACAGCAGGTTTAGGAACAAAAGCTTTAGAAGGTGTAGCAAATCCAGGTTTAGATACAGCTATAGCTGATGCACAAGTTACAGCAGGTATAGGTACACCTGTTGACCCAAGTTTTGTTGGACCTGTAACACCACCTACAAGTTTTGCACAAACACCACCTACAACTTTAGCTGGTCAACAAGCTGCAGAACAAGCAGTAAGACAAACTGTAGGTGGACCAGGAGCATCTTTACAAAAAATATTTAGTCCTGGATTAGATGAAGGTATAAAATCATTAGGAAGTGCAGCAATGACTCCTACTGGTATGTTAGCAGCAACTACAGCAGGTACTGGAGCTGTAATGCAATCACAAGATGAATTTGAAGCAATGTTAAGACAAATGAATGTAGATGAAGAAGAACGCAAAAGATTAATGTATGAGAGATACCCTGAACAAATACCAGTAGCTACAGGTGGTAGCACTAATTTTGCAGATGGTGGTACAACAGGATATAGAAAAGGTGAAAATGTTTACTATGACCCAAGAGAAACTAATGATTTTAACCTAGGTTCTGGTGAATATTATGTACCTGGTGGTCGTGCACAAACTACAGTAAGACGAGCTAGACCTATAACGCCTGGATTTATGGCAGGTTTTTCTCCTGAATACAGATACTTTCAAGGCGATGACCCAAAAACATATTTAACAAAATATGCTAGAGACATACAAGATAGTGCTAATCCACAAATAGAATCAACTGGTTATTCTCTACCTCCTCAAAACTATAGAGGATTTAGACAACCAAGACTACAACCATTATCACCTCCAGGTGGATTTATGCCTCCTCCAAGATTTGGTGGTTATGGCAATCCGTTTATGCAAACTCCTAGTTATAGAAGTTTTTATGGCAATCCTCAAATGGGCGGCATGATTAATCCATATGCAAGATTTACACAACAGCCTATACAACCATACTTTGCACCATCATCATTTTATACACCACCACCTAGAGATGATATACCACCACCACCAAATAAACCTATAGTTCCACCTACTGATGATGGTATAGGTCGTAAAGGTAGAACTAGAAATATAGAACCTGTAATTCCATCAGATGACTTTGTTACTAGAAAACCTGTAAATAAAGGACCTAGACCTATAAGAGAAACTATAAAACCTATAACTACACCACCTCCTACAATAACAATACCTATTGAAGGTGGAGCAGATGTAACAATACCTGATTTTAGTAAAATAAATACTCCAATAACTCCTCCTATGATTAGAGGTTTAGAGAATAGAGATACTATGCGTGATGAAATGTCTTTAGATAGAGGGTTAATGATTAATGAAAATCCAGTTACATTTACACCTCCTGTAACTCCTCCTCCTGTAACTCCTCCAACTCTTCCAACTCCAGCAGCACCAGCTAATACACCTATGCAAAAACCTATGTCTATTGGTGGACCAGGTGGTGGTATGTTTGGAGCACCTATGTTTGCAGGTGGTGGAGATACTAATAAAGAATTACCTAATGAAGGATTAAAAGCTTTAGCTAAAACAGAAAAAGGTAGAAAAGCTGTAGAAGCAATGGGTTATCAAGAAGGTCAAGATATAAATATTCCTATGCCTACTGGTCAATCAACAGATATGATGATGCAAGACCCTATAGTTCAAGAAGTTATACAGTTTATTCTTGGTGAAACAGATAATAATGAAATTATAAATGAGTTTATAATTAAGTATGGTCAAGAACAACTTATGATGTTAAGAGATATGGTATTAAAACAAGCTGCAGGTAATCCAGATGTACAAACAGAAGGACTAATAGAAGGTGTTGGTAATAGCGGTATGGCAGATGATTTACCTATGAATATAGGCAATAAACCTATAGCTGCTGTATCACAAGATGAATATATTATTCCAGCAGATGTTGTATCTATGTTAGGCGATGGTAGTTCTGATGCAGGTTCTAAACAATTAGATGGTATGTTAGATAGAGTTAGAATGGCTAAAACTGGTGGTAAAACACAAGCTCCACCATTAAATCCAAATAAGGTATTACCAGCATGAATCAAGTAGCAGAAAAAATAGAATTGGAAGTAGAACATGATTTTGAAATATCACTTGTGCCAGAAGATAAATTAACTTTGGTTTGGGAACAATGTGAAAAACATTTGCAAAAATCTTGTAATCGTTCTAATGGTAGAGCTTTACCTAAAGATATATTTTATGATTGTTTAAATAATAGAGCTTCACTATGGATTATATTTGATAAAAAAACATTAGATATATTTGGATGTTCTATAACAAAAATAGTTGAATATCCAACTGGTAAAAGAATGTTGAATATAGACCATATTGGCGGTAAAAAAATGGATGAATGGATTGATAGAGGTCTTGAAGTTATAAATAAATGGGCTAAAAGTAATGAATGTACAGGTATAGAAGGCATTGGTAGAGCAGGTTTTTGGAACTGGATTAAAGATAGAAAAGGATGGGAAAAAACAGCAATTTTTTTTGAATATGAATTTAAGGAGAATGAATAATGGGCGGAAGAAGCGGCGGTTCATCAGCACCAACAGAAACAAAGATGATACAAACAGATTTACCAGAATATGTACAACCATATTTTGAGCGACTCCTACAAAGAGGAGAAGCAGAATCTAATCAACCATATACTCCATATGGCGGAGAAAGAATAGCTTATTTTTCTCCTGATGAATTAGCTAGTCAAGGTATGACAAGAGGTTATGCACAAGCAGGAACTCCACCAGAATATCAATTAGCTTCACAAAGAGCTGCTATGTTAGGTGGACCATATGGTTCTGGTTATCAAGCTGATTATTTAGGCAATACATATGATGCACAAGGATATGGCTCTGGCTATCAAGCTGGTTTAGTAGGTTCTGATTATCAAGCAGGTATGATGGGTCCAGGTTATCAAGCACAAGGATATGCACCTACATATCAAGCAAGAAGTGCTGGACCTGATTATAATGTTTTAGGTTATGAATCTAATATAAATAGATTTATGAGTCCTTATCAACAAGCAGTTACAGATGTAGCTAAAAGAGAAGCTATAAGACAATCTGAAATGATAGGTGATAAAACTGCTGATTCTGCAGCTATGTCTGGTGGTCTTGGTGGTTATCGTGAAGCTATTTTACAAGCAGAAAGAGAGCGTAATCTAGGTCAACAACTTGATGATATACAAACAAAAGGTAGTCAAGCAGGTTTTCAATCAGCACAAGCACAACTTGCAGCAGAAAGAGCAGCACAATTAGATTCTTCAAGATTTGGTCTGCAACAATTTACTGCAGAAGAACAAGCAAGACAAGCACAAGAAAGATTTGGACAAAGTGCATATGGATTAGAAGAAGGTTCTTTCCAAAAACAAACACAATTAGATACACAAAGATATCAAGCAGGTGAAGCTGCAAAACAAGCAGCAGCTAAGTTAGGATTAACAGCAGCACAACAAAACGAAGCAGCACGACAAGCACAAGAAAAATATATGCAAAGTGCATATACTATGACTGAAAAATCATTTCAAGAACAAGGCAGACAAGATATTGAAAGATTTAAAGCCCAAGAAGCTGCTAGACAAGCACAAGAAAAATTTGGTCAATCAGCTTATGATATGTCTCAACGATATGGTTTGGCATCTGTAGATGCTCTTAGAGGTGTTGGTGGAGATATACAAGATGATGTAAGACAAAGAATAGCAGCATTACAAGGTATAGGTTCACAACAAAGAGCAATGCAACAAGCATCTATGGATATGGGTTATCAAGACTTTTTAAGACAACAAGGATTTGGTCAACAACAATTAGGATTCTTAGGTGGATTATTAAGAGGTGTGCCTGTACAACCTAATCAACAAGTAAGCACTTTTCAACAACAACCAGGATTATTCCAATCAGCTTTAGGCATGGGATTACAAGGACTGGGTTTATATAAAGGATTATCATAATGTCAAATTTAGTAGAACTAGCAAATGAATTAGAGGATTTTCCAAAAGAACAATTAATACAAATGTCGCAAGACCCTAACTCTACTTATCCCTCTTATTTAGTATTATCTGAAATAAAAAGAAGAACACAAATGGAAAAAATGTATGCTGCACAACAGCCCAAACCAGAAACAACTGTTGCTGAAGAAGTAGTTAGTGAGTTTGCATCTAGTCCTGCAGGTTTAGGAGCTATGGCTCAATCATCTGATACACCAAATGCTTTCCAGTCAGGTGAAATGGGTAACATGGCTCCGCCTTCTCCTATGCAGATGATGGCTAGTGGTGGATTAACAGGCTATCAAGCAGGTAGTACGACTGAACAAGAAATGTTAAAAAATCAATTTCTACAAAGTGCAGGAATAAGTGATAGTAGTGCAGGAATAGGTAGTGCTAATCCTATGCAAGAACAAATTAACAGAGAAGAAGTTGATAAAAATATTGGACAACTTGCACAACAATATGGTGTTTCTACTTTAAAATATATTGGAGCTTTAAATGAAGATGGCAGTATTAATTATGGTAAATCTGCTTTAGCTATAGCATCTCTTCATCCTATAGTTAGATATGGTAAAAGAGCAGCTCTTGGATTAGGTAGTGCAGCACAAAGATTTGCACCAAGATTATTACAAAAAGCAAAAAATCTTGTTACAAAACCTGGAATGAAAATACAAAATCCTGCTTTAAAAACAGGGATGCAATATGGTGATGATATTATTGACCCTAAAACTGGAGCTAAAATACCAAAAGTTATAACTGGTCCTAGAACATTAAAAATGCCTACTGTAAGAGGAATAGGTAATCTTGCTTTACCAAGTTTAGTTATAAGTAATTTAATAGAAGGTGGTAGAGAAAGACAAGACGAAAGAGAATTACAAGCTAAACTAAAAGCAGAACAAGATAAAGAAGCTGCAAAACAATTAGAAGCAGATATAGCAGCAAGACAACAAGCTGCAGCAGATAAAGAAGCTGAATTACTTGCAAAAGCTAAAGAATCTCGTCAAGCAGATATGTTAATAGGTCTTGGTGGTGCTATAGGTTCTGCTAAAAATTTAGGAGAATTAAGTAGCGGTATATCTAATGCTTACTTTGGAGTTAAATCAGCAGAACAAGCTTCAGAATTAAAAGGCTTACAAGGTAGATTATTAGAAGCTAAAATTGCTAACATGGAACCACAAGCTATTATAAATGAAATGAACGCTTTAACTTCATATATTAAAAATGCACAAGATGCTGGTATAAAAATTCCAGAAGAAGAAATGAAATCTATTAATGCACAAATGACTATTTTAAGAGAACAGTTACAAATATTAAGAGATAAAACAGGTACAGGTTTTGCTGCTTCAGAATCGCCAACAGGCGGAGATATATTATCTAAAAATAAAGTTGCATAATGAGTATTTATAAAGCACCAGATGGAAGTGGAGATAAATTTATTATTCCATCAGACCCAAATGAAAGAGCTCAATTTGTTGCTGCTGTTAAAGAAAGATATGGTGAAGATTTAGACCAAACATCAGCATTAGGACAAGTAGGCGAGTTTGTAAAAGCAATACCAAGAGGTGTTGCTGGATTAGCTTTAGATGTGCCTACAGGTATTGTTGGTTTATTTGATATTGGCAACGACAGTAACTTATATAAAGGTCTTGAAGGATTACAAGATAGATTAAGAGAAGATTCTGCATTAGCAGCAGACCCACGATATGCTGATAAGTTTTCTACAAAACTAGGAGAAGGCATAGGTTCATTCGGACCATTCTTAGGTGCAGGTATGGTAGGTAGAGCACTAGCTAAAGCACCAGGAGCAGCTAAGGGCATACTATCACCAACATTTACAGCACCAACAGCTTTAGCAATACCCACAGGTATAGCAGCACAAGGCGATAGACTACAGATGGCTAGAGAAATGGGCGAAGATGTAAGTGGTCTAACTGAGACTACTGCTGAATTATTTGGTGGTCTTATAGGTATAACTGAGGTATTACCTGTTGCTAGTATTTTAGGTAAAGTATCTAGTAAAACAGATTTAAACATAAAAGAAAAATTAGTATCTGCTTTACAATCTGGTGCATTTGAGGGTGGACAAGAGGTAGCTGCAAGTATATTACAAGATTTAACAGCTAAAGGTCTTTATAGTGAGGACTTACCTATAGCAGATAGTATGTTTGAAGAGTTTACTATTGGTGGCATTATTGGTGCTGGTGCTGATTTAGTTGTTACTAGCATGGCAGGTAAAAGTTCTGCTAGAAGAAAACAACTAGAAGAAGATAATTTAAGAGCTGATGAAAATAAAGCTCAGTTAATAAATGCAAAAAAAGCTGAACTTGCAATGGAGCAAGGCACTCTTGAAGAAATACAAGATATACCACCTACTATAGTTCCACAACTTATAGCACCTGAAGAACTTGGAGTAGAGCCTTCAGTAGAAGTAGTAATGACTCCACAAGAACAATTTGCTGTTGTTGATATTACTAATCCTGAAGCTCCTGCACAGGTTGATATAAAAGATACAGAAATAGAAGCTATAAAAGTAAGAGACAAGATAACAAAAGACTTTAATAATAAAAAATTAAAATCAAAACTAGATAACGATACATATAATTTAGGACTAATTAATAGTTCTACTGCTTACGAAATAGGACAAAGTTTAGAAGATAGTAGAGCTAGTGATGTAACTATTCAACAATTAATAAATAGTGTGCCTAAAGATTCTAAACAAGAGGTAATTCTTAGAGGTTTAGTAAATAGTTTTGTTGCACAAAATCCAGGCAAAACTTCTCGTAGCTATCCTAGATTATCTATGACAAAAGTTAAAGAATTACTAACGCCTAAACAGTTTAATGAATTTACATCTGCATATGCACAAGGAGTATTTAAAGCTTCTGAAAAAAATGGTGAGCCTTCTATTGTTGCAGATAAAGATAAACCAAATACATCAGCTAAATATATAAAAGAAATAGCTGAATCTAAAAATATAGATTTAGATTTTCAATCACCTGCTGTTCAATATGCAGCAGAAAAATACACAGGTACGCCTGAGTTTAAAAAAATGAAACAAGGTCAAAAAGAATTATTTTTGGCTAAACTTCATTCACTTCCTAAGTTCAATTCAAGAACAACTTTCCCAGACTTTAGACCAAGAGATTATTCTGCACAAGATATGGCAGAATTTGTTGCTAATATAAAAAGCAACAACATGACTTTTAATAAAGCATCTTTAAAACAAATGGATAGGAATGAACAATTCCTTGATGATTTAATTTATAGCAATAGAGCAGAAAAAATAGAAGGTACTAATAACTATAAGATAAGAGATAACTTTGAGTTTGATATAGCTAGAAGAGCAGAAGGTTTTAATGAAACACCAGAAGAGTTTGGTGCAAGACTTACTGCAGAAGGTAAGTTACCTCCAGAAACTATTGCAGAATTAGTACAACAAGAAACAACAAAACAAGAAAGATTACTACCACCTGCAGAAGTAATACCTAAAACTATTAATTATGCTGAAACTTTAGAGCAAGGTAAGACTAATAAGTTTGCAAAAGAAATTAGAAAAATAATGGATGCAAGAGGTCTTAAAGAGACTGGCATTATTATAAGTGATGACATAATCTCTACTAGCACATTAAGACAAATAGAAGGTGAAATAAAGTATGACCCTAGTGAATTAATAGACCCTAAAACTGGTAAAAAGGCTAGAGGAGAATATGATAAAAATACAGATACTATTTTTCTATCCCTTAATGCAGTAAATCCTGATGGTAGTGCTACTGATGTAGAAATACAAGAAAGACTTAATAAAGTATTAGACCATGAGATGATTCATGCTCTTCGTGCAAAAGATTTAATTACTGAAGCAGAATATCAATATCTAAAAAAACAAGTAGAACAACAAAAAGACCCTAATACAAATAAAACTTTTTTTGAACAAGCTAAACTTGATTATTCAGATATTTCTGCAAGAGCAAAAACAGATGCAGAAGCTACAGAATTTCTTTATGAAGAAGCTATAGCAGAACTATTTAGAAAAAAAGATTTACTGGTTAATAATCCTCCTAAAGTAGAAGGTATCTACAATAAGATTATTGAGTTCTTTAAATCTATGGGTCAAGCTATGCGTAGCTCAGGATATAAGAGTGCTACAGAAATATTTAATGATATTGAATCAGGCAGAATTGGCAGAAGAGAAAGAGGTGTAGTAAGAACTACTAGGATTGGAGATAAAGGATTACAATCATTTAACTTTGCTACAGACTTTTCACAATTAGATGAACCTGCAGTTAGACCAACAATAATTCCTGGTGATGAAATAAGACAAACTCTAAAGCCTACAGGTATTAGACCTTTAACCATACCAAAACCTAAACCAACACCTCCTACGCCTCCAGCAGGTCCTACAACGCCTCCTGCAACACCTTCTACAACACCTACAACTATTTATAATACTAAAAAATTAACAGATGATGAGTATATGGCTGAAAGGTCAAAAATTCTTAAAGGATTGCAAGATGCAAAAATATTAGATAAAGATATATTTGATAAAGATGGTAATGTAACTAAAACTATTAAAGGTAATAATGATTCTATAAAAATGATGAAATGGTTAATTGATAATTCACCAAGTCAAGATTACAAAATTATTGCACAAAAAGTTCATAAATCTTTATTAGCATTAAAAAAACAAGGTAGAACATTTCCTCTTAAATTAGAAGTAGGTAAAAAACAACCTGATATGCGTAGAGGTCAAGCTGCAATACAGCCAAGTGATAGAAATCCAATGCAACCATATAATTTTCAAAAATTTACTATGCTTGTTAATGATGGTAGTACAAAAACAACAAATGCGTTTTCTAATACTTCTGAATGGAGAAGAGGCAATGGAGTTCATTTTGAAGCTTTATTACATGAAGGAATACATCAAGCTACATTAGCTCAGATATATGCTGCTCAACATAACTTAACTACTAGAGATGGACCTAAAACATTTCAAGAAAGTGCATCAGGTAAAAAAGTAAAAGCTGCACATAAAGAACTTGCTATACAAGCAAATAGAGTAAAAGATTATTATCAACAAAGAATGAAATTTTATGAAAATCTTGCAGGAAGAATACAACAGCAAGAAGAAGGAGCATTAGAAGAATACAAATCTATTTATAATAATTTACCCAATATAGAAAAAAATCTAGCAGATATTTATATTACTAAAGATTCAACAGGTTTTATATATCCTAGAGATGAAAATACTTTTAATGGCGTACAAGTACAAAAAAAAATATTCAATGACCATTATATTAAATATCAATTATTTTCTAATGAAGCTCAATATAATGAAGATGTATCAGAGTTATTAACTTTTGGATTAACAAATAGAGACTTTCAAGAAATGCTTGAATATATACCTTTAGGCAAAGATGCTACTAATAGTGTATGGAATAAATTTGTAGAAACAATTAGAAAATTATTAGAGATACCTGCAAAATTAAATACAGAATTATCTGCATTTCTTAAAAATGCTTCTACTTTATTAGACCTTAAAACAGAAGGTTTAATAGCACCAACTTCTGTAGGAGAAACGGCTGCACCTATAGATAAAGAAATACCTACTTTTAGTAGAACAACAAACAAATATCCAAAAACACAACAACAAATAAATACTGCACCTAGAGAAATACTAGAAGAAAGTTTAAATTATCACAATCAATTATTGTCTAAAAAAGAAAGAGAAAGAACAGTAGATGCTACTATATTAAAAGATTGGGAAGTAAAAAAATTAAACAGAGCTGTAACAAATACATCAGCTATTATAAATAAAACAAAACAAAGATTAAAAGAATTAGATGATGGTACAGGTCAATTACCTTTATTTAGTAGAACTGTTACAGATGACGATATTATACAAAGTAGAGAATATCAGAACAGATGGTATAGCGAAGTTGCTAAAGCTTATAAAAAATATGAAAAAAATTGGTTAAATTATTATAACAAAGTTATATATGATTTAGACCAAGATGTATCATTCTCAGATGTGCGAAGAAATGACCAAGAACTTGTACCACCAGGAGCTTTTTCAGATATTAATGATGATGTTCTTGATAAAAGAGTTTCTGATGGTATGTTAGTAGGTGAATGGAAATTTGCAACAGAACAATATGATGATTTACCATATGATGCTAGATATGGTAATAGTTTAGATGAATATGGATATGCAGAATATCAAAATTTAGGTTTTGAATTAGGAAATTTTGTAGGTGATGGTAAAACAAAAACATTTATTTTAAATGAATCTCCAGTAGGAGATATTATTGTTACACATGATTTAGTTAAAAGAAATCCTAAAACTGGTAAATACGAAAGCAGTATATATGAAGATGATTTTTTATTTTATTATCCAAGCCCAAGTAATTTACCACAAAATTTTGTAGATGAAGATGGAAATTCTTTTGATAAAAGAATTAAAAGAGGAACTAATGAATTTGATATAGATGGCAATAAAATAACTTTTAAAACTGCTCCTGCTAAAGGAGAATCAATTACAGTACGAAAAGATATAGATACTATAGCAGCATTTTTACAAGACAAAATAGTAAAAGAAATGCGTAGTGAAAATACTTTAAATGAAAATCCAGAATGGATGAAACAAAGTTTTGAAAAAAATAATAATATTTTTTATAGAGGAGAAAATCCAAATACAGGTGTAGCTACTGGAGAAGATTTTTTTGCATTAGGTGAAGGACTTTATTTAACTGATAGAGTAGCTACAGCACAAGCTTATGCTAAGCAAGTAGGAGAAGCTGGTATAGTAAATAAATATTTTGTTCCTGATAATATAAAATTACTTGATGCTGATAGTACACAGTTTATAGAGTTTAAAAAACAATTAGATTTAGAATCTTGGGAATCTCCAAGAACTAAAACAGATACATTTTCATTAACAAATAAAGTAAAAAAAGCTGGATATGATGGTGTCTATAGTAAAGATGATATGACTGGTATGGTCATATTTAATCCACAAGAAGTAGGTGTAAGACTTGCACCTGAACAAGATACAGATTTACCTACATTTAGTAGAACTAATTTAATACCTAAAGATATTGAAGTTCCTTTTGATTGGGCGAGTAATAATCGTTTTGAAACTAGTGCAATAATAGACCAATTAGAAATGAGTAGAGAACGAGGTGGTAATAGAGATAATCCTGCACCACTTAAAATGGCTATAGTTGAAGCATTTAAAGGTAAAAATAACAGACCTTTATTAAGAGCTAGTAAAAAATTCTTAGAAAAGTTTACAAATAAAAAAGGTAATTTAGTTTTATTTAGAGCTTTAAATATTCCTAAAGGTGAAAAGATTAAAAACTATGGACAACTTCAAGAAGATATATTTGCAAGTACAACATTAGATAGTAGAGAAGCACTAGCTATAGGTCGTAATTTATTTAATAGAGCTCAAAGTAGAGGTGCAACATGGAATCCTGAAATACTTAGATATGAAGTTCCTATGAGTAAAGTAAAAGGTTATGTACCTATGTTACTAAAAGCTATGGAAAAAGATTATATTTTAATGCTTGAAGATTCATATGCTGGTTCAGGAATTATGTCTCAGGATGAAATTAATTTATTACAAGAACAATATGATGAATTAAGAGATGAAATTTATAATAAAGGTGTAGTTCTTGAAGATATGGAAAATGAATTTAATTCTGGCAATACAACAGTAACAGATGAATTTGGTAAAACTATTGAAGAAGTAAAAGAAGAAATAGAAAATTTAAATTATAAACTTAATGATTTATATGGAAGTTATGGTGAACCTAGAAGTGAAACAAGTAAAGAAGAATTATTTAAAGATGCTACATATCAATATGAACAATATATGGGAGAAGCAGAAGTTCTTGCTGACCTTCGTGGCATTAAACCAACATATCAATATTCTCCTGCAACTAAAGATAGACAAGCTAATTTAATTAATGATGTGCCTTTATTTAGTAGAGGTAGAAGAGATGATACAGGTGCTAATACACAAGAAAACATACAGTTAAGAGAAGCTTTAGCAGAAGCCGAAGAAACAGTTAAACAAACACCTAGAGGGTCAATACCTTATTATAATTTAAACGCCTCAGATACAGCCTTAAAGATTGCTATAGACTTTAATAAAGACTTATCTGCTAAGGCACCTGATGATATACCTAATTTTTCAAGACCTACTCTTGATGGATTGCAAGATAACCTACAAGAGTTTATTACTAGAACAGGTGGAGAAGTATTGCCTGACCAATCTTGGGGTGCAAGAGTAATAGAAATTGTCAAAGACCCTATTACATCTATTAAAAATTTCTTTAAAGAGTTCAGACAAAGATATATTGATACATACGATACTGCTACCAAAGTAATATTAGCTGGTAAAACTAAAGAATGGTATTTAAAAATAGATGAAAGAACAGGTAAATTAAGAATAAATCCTAAAACTGGAAAACCTTGGACAGAAGAAGAAGCAATAGCAGCAGCAGAACAAGTAACACTTGCTAATATGTTTGCAAATGCAGGTGCCGAACAATCATTAAGAATGTCTGATAAATCAAGAGGTGTATTTCAAGGTCTACTTACAAGAGGAATACCAACTGATGTAATAGATGGAGTTAAATCTTTAGTAAAAACAATACCTTTAGACCTTGTTGATGCTAATGGTAATAAAACTGGTAAAACAGGTGGTCTTATACAAATACTTGCACCATTATTTTCTAATCTTAAATTAAATTTAGAAGCTGTTTTTAAAAGTTATGCTATGTTAAAAAGAGCAAAAAGTCTTGATGAAAGTGGTAGAGAAATAGATACACCAGTTAAACCTAAAGACTATGTTCTTATACAGCAAATAGAACAACAACATCCTGAAGTGGTAGAAGTTTATAATAATTATCAAAATTGGAATAATGCTTTAATTAAACTTGCAGAAAGTAAAGGTATTTTAAGTGCAGAACAATCTGCATTATGGAGAGAACATTCTGTTTATTATCCTTTTTATAGGCAAATGGTTGATGATAGTGGCATTAAAGGACCTAAAATTGCAGGTGGTTCACTACCAGGAAATCCATTAGATATACAAATAAAAGGTTCAGAAGAAATTATTGATGCAGACCCAATAGAAGCTATATCAAGAAACTCATTATCTATTCTTACAGCAGCATTAAAAAATGATGCAATGAATAAAATAGTTACAAATTTAGAAACAATGGGATTAGCTCAAAAAATATCTGCAAAAGACGCAGGTACAACTGATAGCTTATTCTTCTTTAAAGATGGTAACAAGCAACACTATCAGGTAGATGACCCTAGACTGGTCTATAGTTTACAAAATGTTGGAGGAGTAGCTCCAGGTGCTATAGGAAAATTTTTAGCAGTACCAGCAGGGCTGCTTAGAGATACAGTTACAAGAGACCCAGGCTTTGTTGTTATAAATATTTTAAGAGATACCTTATCTTCTGCTGTAACAAGTGGTGCACCATATACGCCTATCATTGATTCAGTTAAAAATATGTTTGGTAGCATGGAAGAATTAGAACAGTTTGGTGTTCTTGGTGGCTATGACTATTCTGTTGATGAGGGTAGTGTAAAGCAATTTATTACTAGAACTATGCGACAACAAGGACTTACACCAAATAATGGTATGTCTCCTACAGGTGCTTTCTTTAAGCTGTGGGATGGTCTTGGAGCACTTACCACTAAATCAGATGGTGCAACTCGTAAAGCAGTCTATGATGGTGTTTATAAACAGTTAAAAAAACAAGGTTTATCAGAAGCAGTTGCACAATCAGAAGCGGCTTATCAAGCACAAGAAATAATTAACTTTGGAAGGCGTGGTTCTGATTCATTATTTAGAATTATTACTGCTGCAATACCATTCTTAAATGCAAGAATACAAGGTCTTGATGTATTACATAGAGGATTAACTGGTCAATATTCTGCTGTAGAAAAACAACAGGTTGGAGAATCACTAAAAGAAGTACAATCAAGAATATTTAGAAGAACATTCTTTAATGCAGGATTACTTGTAAGTCTAACGGCACTTTACTACATGATGGTAAGTGATACAGATGAATACAAAAATCTCAAACGAGAAGTAAGAGATGATAACTGGGTCATGCCTATAGGCAATGGTAATGCAGTTAAGATACCTATTCCATTTGAAGTAGGTATGTTATTTAAAGCTATACCAGAAAGAGTATTTGATATGACTATGGGAGATGATGCTTTTACAAGAAAGTCTGTTGATGAAGCTATGACATCTATTGGTAGACAGGCTCAAACTTCTTTTAACATACCATTCTTTCAACCTGGTGGTGGAATACAATTATTAAAACCAATATCAGAAGTAATAAATAACAGAAATACTTTTACTGATACAGAAATAGTACCCTACTATCAACAAAAGAAAGAACCTGGACTACAATCAAGACCAACTACCAATGAGTTTGCAAGAGTAATGGGTGAAGCTCTTAATATATCTCCTGCAAAGATAGAGCACATTATGAGAGGTTATACAGGAACACTTGGTGGATATGTATTAAGTGTTGTAGATACTATCACTAGAGGAGCTACAGGAAGTCCTCTAATACCTTCCAACTATCAACTAAATAAAATGCCAGTCTTTAATAGACTATTACTTGATTTAGATAAGTCGGGTGGTTATCAGCAACAGTTTTATGAGTTAAGAAATGAAGTTGACAGGGCAGTAGCAACTATTAACTCTCTACAAAAACAAAGAAGATTTGATGAACTATCAGCTTATAGAAGCAATATGCAGGGTGTGTTGAATATCAAAGGACAGGTAAGGTCAATAGAAAGATACTTAGATAACTGGAGAAAGCGTAGAGATAGAATCTATCAAGATGAAAATCTATCTATAACAGTCAAGTCTGACTTGATTAGAGATTTAGAACTAGAGAGAGATATGCGACTAGCTATGGTTCCTCAACTTAGGAAGAAAGCTAACATTCCTATTTTCAGTCTTAACCTCTAACATAGCCATATCCTTTTCTTCTTTCAATGGTTTCAATGTAAAGAAGTCTTTGTATTGTGGATGTCTAGCATGGAATAAACGGGCATAGAAACAGATATAATCATTACTTATCTTGAATTCCCCACCTCTAGTTTCTATCTCATTGTGCCAACGAATACGATTGATTATCGCCCAATGCGAATACTTCTTTCTACCACTATTGATAGCCTCTAAGGTATAAGATTCAAACTTATCCCAAACTTGTGGATTCTTTTTGTGCCACTCCCACCATTTCCTTTTTCGTTTATCTAACTTTTCTTGTAGTATATCTTTTAGCATTTGCTTTCCTCCCAGAAAACCATTGACTGGTAAATATTTCTTTTGCAGCTTCCAGGCTGCGTCAAAATATATTATTTACTGGTCTATTTTTTTTATCACCAATTCACATCTAGGATTGTCTTTATCAATCCCCCCATATTTGTAAATAACTTGTTTAATTTGTTTACTACTATCATCTTCTAACACTCCCGCTTTTACCAAAGCATCACAAGTAAACTTATCAATAATAGAACAAGGATTGCTTACATCTAATCTCCTTTTACTCTTTGCATAATAGGTATAAGTTAATACAACAGGCTTTTCGTATTTAGGATAACTAATCCTATTAACTAAATTGTCTGCATAAATCTTCTTGGCATTAGATAGTATTCTGTAATGAGCATTACGATAGTTGTTTAAGTTAAGGATAAACTTCTTATTCTTTGTGTAGTAAACCTCTAAGGGCAAGTCAATCTTCATTTAACAACCTATTAACTTGTTCTAATAACTTTTCTTCTTTTCCGTAAGCTTCTTCAAATCTTCTCTTATAAGGATGTCTGCTTATAGGTCTAAATCTATTGCCTTTACGATGATGGTCAAAGCAAAGAGGTAATACTTTAAAATGTGAATCAACCTTTGTCTTACCCTCTATGTGGTGTATTTCAGCAGGAGTTATACATCCATTAGTATTTCTACAAACAATGCAACCTAGCTGACTTACCTTGTCCATGTGTTCAGCTTCTTTCTTTGTTGGCTTTCTTCCCTTTATTGACATTCTTTCTCTTGTTCCCAAATATCTTTTCAAAGTTTACATTAAACTTATCTTTGTCAAAGGGTCTTTGCATAGACCCTTTACCACTAAATGATTTCTTCATAATGATTGTTTATTAGTTGTTTGATTATTTCCCCATTGGTAACTCTTCTATCAGCTTTTTTACTGTAATATGCCCTCATACTATTAAGATTCTTGCTTGTTATAGGGTCTAATCTAAACTGAATACCTTTTGTGTTTTGTTTTTTCTTTCTAAATTTTAATTCCATCATGCACCATACCTTTTTCTTTCCTCTCTAGCATTAACCATTTTAGTTCTCCATTCCTCAAACCCTACTTCTAATGCTCTTAACTCAACCTTGACTGCACTTAGTTGACCTTTAGCAACCGCTACAGCTAACCTAGATTGATACACTTCTTCCTTGTTTTCTGCAAAGTTATCTTGACCACTTGCAGTCTTAATGCCCTCTGAAAGAGCAACAGCTTTCCATAAAGCTATTACTCTCTTAACATCTGCTTCTGACTTCAACAATTCGTATTCAGCTTTCTGCATCATGGGAGCGACATTTCTTATTTGTACTTGCCAATTCTCTATCTGTTCATCCATTATCTTGCTCTAAATAAGTAAAACAATCCTCTTAGATTTTTATCAGATAGATGTCTTAGGTGTGGTGGTATGTTTGTTCTGTCCATTCCTCTTGAATTTTTATTAGATGCGTGTCGTGGATGTGGCGGAGTAAGAAAATACTCCCCAATGTATATGTTTCTTCTATCCATTCAAACCCCCATCTTGTTTTTAAAGTGTTCATCTCTCGCTTCTTCTATCTTCATAAACAGATAGTCCATAAGGTGTTCATGGGATGTAGTTCCTATACCATCTTTGACATTTTTGATTTGTTCAATCAAAGTTCTGTACGCAGACATGAACTCAAAAAATATATACTCGTCAATATTTTCCTCAATCTCAATGATTAAGTCTTTGCCGTAAGTATATTTATTACAACTATTTTTGTACTCTATTTTTTCCTTGCTCACTTTTACCTCTCTTTTTTTCGTTTAAATCTAGTGAATCAATGAGTAGATGTGATTCCATCCACTCATTTTTCACTCCCTCTTTCTTCAAAGCATCTTTCAATGCTTTCTTAAATGCTTTTGATTTACCCATTAATCCCTCCTCTAAAATGGAATATCATCATCTGTAAAGGTTTCAATATCATCGCTTGAATCCTTTACTGGCTCTTCTTTAGGCTCTTCTTTCTTCTGCGGAATGTCTAACCTAGCATACTTGTATTCATTGCCACTCTTAGAAGTTCTATTCCATAAAGCCACTCTTAGTTCTCCAGTCCCGCCCTCTTTGACGATAGTAACTAACTCTTTAAGCATATCCCTACTAATCTCTACCTTACCAGTCCAATCGGGCTGTTTTTCATTCTGTTTGTAGTTATTAGTGTAGATTGCTCCATCACTTTGGTTTTTATTGTCGTACATATTAATCCTCCTTTAGGTTTGATACGATTGTTTTAAGTTCACTATCCAAATCAGTTTTCATCTTAGGAAAGTTATCCCTCAATGTAGCTAAGTCTTTAGTGTTATTTTTATAATAAGATGTCATAGCATCTTTAGTTTTGCTAAGTTTTGCCAAATCTAAAAAGCTTTTGACAAATAACTCTGCCCATTCTTCTGTGCCATAACCTTTATCTGCTTCAACATCTTCTGTTGGAGTTTCTACTGGTGTTGGCTCTTCTTTGACAGGCTTTTCTTTTTTAACAGGCTCTTTGTCTGCACTAGGTACATCTTCTCCTGCATAGATATAATGACCAAGACCATACATGGCTAAACACTTAACCAAGCATCGCATTTTAGTATCATTAACTTGTCTTGAATTTGGGTTTTGTACTGCATTGTTCTTGTAGTCCATAACACTTAGTGTCATTTCTCTAGTTAGATTATCAATAGAAACTCTACATCTAACCTCTGCTGTACCATCGGGATATTGGACATAAGGCACATCGCTCTCGCCTTGATAGAATAAGTATTGTGCTTGTGGATAATGCTCTTGCAAAACTCCCCACGCCCACGCCCAAGATAGATAAGACAAATTCATCTTCTTTTCTATCTTATCGCTACAGTCAATCTTAGATAGATTGTCCCATACTTCTTTATAAGTAATTTCTTTATTAGACATCTGACCTCCCTTTTATTTCATTCCAATCTTCATCTAAGACTAATGCCTCTTCAAGACCATGCTTATAGTCAACACTACTATCTTGATAACTATCTATGTACTTTTCCTCGCCATTTTTAAATTTGACATAAAGTTGTCCTCTTGAAATATCCCAATAATGAACATCATCTAAATTAATACCTTCGCTTTCTAAATCCCAACTTAGATACGCATTATATCTAGCCTCAATGTAAGCAGGTTTTACTTTTTCTTTTACTTCAATACTCATTCGCTTTCCTCATTTTTATATTGATTACAAAATTCAGCCACATCACAATAGTTAGCACATCTAATGCACTCGCCTTTAGCTTCTACAACTTTCAGCAACTTACTATCTTTATGACCACCTAAATACTTATCAGCTTCTTCTTGGGTATCAAGCACTCTAACAGCACTCTTTCTACCTTTCTTTTCCACACGATAAGTATCTTTTCTTCTCCACCTTTCTGCATCAGTACATAATGGAAGCTTATCATTGATAAGGTAATCCACTTCTGCTTCTTGATGAATTGAAACTCTTTGATTGATAAAAGCTTCTTGCTCTTCATCACTCCATAAATCTATATTTAAAACTGTAATTGGTGATGGCGGATAATCTCCACCGCTACGAAGATACTGATTTTTGTTCCAGTCCCTCGCTATGGCAATAATATTTAACTGGTCAATAGTTTTTCCTGTGTTTTTGGTGTAGAGATACGCATATATATTAAGTTGCTGTTCCCATTCTGCTTTACCCTCTTTCAAAGCAGATACAATAGACCAAACAGAAGTTACCTTGTAATCCTTTAGTGTGTTACTTTTAACATCTATGCTGTCTGTCTGACCACTAACAGTCCAGTCCTTAACTGTTGCAAACATTCTTTGTTCTGTAATGGTGTCCTCGTTATCCTCATTGGCTCTTTCTAATATGGTATGAACTGATTGTCCTAGTAGTTTCCATATTTCATCTGATACATCTATTGTAAGCTTGTCGTAATGTTCTTGTGCCAATAATCTAATCCTTGGGGGTTGTAACAAACCAGTAGCAGATATAGTAGCCTTACCTCTGCTGTAGTTATCATTGTGTACCGCATTAATTATTTCTTGCGGGATGTTATGTTTATTCGTGTATTTCACTTTCCAGTTTACTTTGACGAAACTCTAATTCTTCTTTTATTTCTTTTGCTTCCACTTCCATACAAAAAACTATGTCTTGCATTTTTTGTACCATAGCCTTACTTTCATCAAGTATCTTCTTGGCTTTAACAAGTTCCTCTTGAATATCATCCATTTCTATTATAATCGCCATATTCCTACTCCATCTTCTAATTGTCTTACAGTAAATTTATAGTTAGGATGTTTGTGTGTAAACCTTAAACAAGCATTTCTAATTATCTTTACCTCAGAAGCTATCTTAGACTTCGCTAGAGGAACTTTTACAGTTTGTCCCTTGTTCATGTCCTCCAAGGGTAAGTCATACTTCCTAGGCTTTCCTACTCCTCTTGGTATAGGGATGCCATCTTTAATCTCAAATTCCATTTTTTATTCTCCTTTTGGTAAAAAATTAAGTTTGGTTGATAAACCTTTTACATAGTTTAAGTCCACATTTAACATAGTTCTAATGTGAGCCATTTGTTGTGGTGTGATTTTGTCTAACAAGATTTGTAGTAGAAGAATCTCTTTTTCATCTAGTGTTGTCATATGCTTTCCTCCAAAAAAAATAAGGCTTTGTTCATATTACCTGTAGCAATGCTAGGTAAAACTGGAATAGATTTAATAGCTTTCCACTTTTCCGCTAACCTTATAGCTAATTATGGCTTTGTTGTTTATTGTCTGTACAAACCTCCTCGCAAGTGAGGGAAAATCAGACTAAGTAAGGCGTTGTTCATATGAGCGTTTTTCTCAAACTGGATTTATACTTTAATAGCTATCCACTTTTCCACTAACCTTACAACACCAAATTTAAACTCTTAGTTAGTTCAATCCTTTGATGTCTTATATAAGTGTAGATGATGTGTTGATAATGTCAAGAGTTTAATGTAATATATTTTAATGCTTCAGACAGACCACATTGATTCAGATACAGACCAAAAAACTTTAGATGGTCTTGTGGTTAAACAAGCTGTTAGAGATGTTGCTAGTAAGCACCCAAAGTTATCTAACGAAGCTTTATTATACTTTATGTCTGATGATTTTTCCAATTTATGTAATCGCAATGACATCAAATCAGATGGCATTGTAGAAGCAATTAAGGAATTAAATACCTATCCAGTATTATCTAAGAAAAGATTAGCAGAAGATGTCTGCGATATTGTTGATAAGTATTTTGGTATATATAGTAAGTAGATACTTACTATATTTTAATATTAGGTAGTACATACTACATAGTAAGTATATACATACTATAGGAGGTTTTATGTATGTCAATAGTGAAATGGATAAAAGAGACTTTTTAAGCCATATAAATAATCAATCAAGAACAAGCGGTATGAAGCTTGGTCAACACAAAATATCATGCCTTTCATGTCAAAATGAGAGGAGTAAAAATAAACACGACAAACCTTTATCAGTAAATATTGAGTCTGATAAGGTCATATATCATTGTCATCATTGCGGTATTAATGGTTTAGTATCAAGGAGAGAGGAATACAAAATGAAAGTAGTAAAACAAGAAGTAAAACAAGAAGTAAAACAAGAAGTAAAAAAACCAGTAGAAGCACCAAAAAATATACCCAATGGCAAGGCTAGTGATTGGTTGCAGGATAGAGGTATAAGTATTACAGCCTCAGAAACGGCAGGAGTCGTCCAGACGGAAAAAAATAATAAACCAGTCATTGGTTTTACCTTCGTCAGCGATGGAGAGGTGGAAGCAGTTAAGTATAGGAGTGCAAATGGGACAAAGAGTTTTTGGTGGGATGGGAACGCACAAAAGCTATGGGGACAACAGGTTTATGATAGCAAATTGCCAACATTAGAAAGCACAATCATCATAACTGAGGGAGAAATGGACACATTAGCTATCAAAACAGCCTTTGAGGGTGTAATGAATGTAGATTGTTATTCAGTTCCAAATGGTGCACCAAACAAGATTACTGATAACAAGATAGACCCAAGTGAGGATGGAAGATTTAAGTATGTATGGAACGATAGAGATAAGTTTGAGGGTGTTGAAAGGGTTATTTTATGTACAGATGCAGATGAAAACGGAAACATACTGGCGGATGAATTAGCTAGAAGATTAAACAAAGCTAGGTGTTATAGAGTAAATAACCTTGATTGCAAGGATGCTAATGATGTATTAATTAAACATGGAGCAGAAAAGCTAAGAGATTCAATCATTAACGCAGAGCCTATTCCTTTACATGGATTAAATAACCTAGACCATTATGCAGATGAATTTCAAAGCTTGTATGATAAAGGTATGCCAAGTGGTGTATCTACAGGCTATTCAAGTGTAGATGAAATTTTTACTTTATCCACAGGCAATTTAGTTGTTACAACTGGTCATGCGGGAGATGGCAAGTCAGCCTTTATAGACCAACTTGTGGTCAATGTAGCAAGGAATAATGGGTGGAAAACTTGTTTCTGTTCGTTTGAAAAGCCAGTACAACTTCATGCAGTACAGTTGTCTCAAATCCTTGTAGGTAAGCCATTCTTTGAGGGGTTTAACGCAAGAATGACACAAGAAGAAAAAGATTTTGCGGAAACTTGGATAAGAGAACACATACTATTTCAAGACTACCAAGATGGCGGATTACCAACAATAGAAGCTATTCTTGAAAAAGGAGCAAGTGCAGTTATGAGATATGGTGTTAGGATTTTAGTCATAGACCCATTTAACTTTATACATACAGACCATACAGGATTAGAAACTGATATGGTTAGTGAAATGCTAACGAAAGTGCAACTGTTCGCAAAGCAACACGATGTATTGGTGTTCTTTGTTGCACATCCAACTAAACCATTTATTAGGGATGGCAAAAAGAATGTATGTACAGGAGTTGATGTAGCTAAATCATATGCTTGGTTTAGTAAGGCTGATACAGGATTAACAGTTTACAGAGGAGAAGAGGGAGTTGAAATACATAACTGGAAAGCTAGGTGGGGTTGGCAAGGCAAGTTAGGAAGTGTTAATATGACCTTTAATCCAGTCAACGGGAGATATGCAGAAATTGAAGAAGTTGAAGATAACTTTGACTGGGAGTTCTGAAACATTACAAGTTAATGATATAGGAAGTCCTTATCTACATTTCAGAAACCAAGTTGCAATAACCAAAATAGGTAAAAGCAAGGTTGGTAGGGCAATCGTGTTTGACCAACACATCATAGATAAATCTTTCTTACAGCAAAAAATTACAGCAGAGCAACACAATGTCTGTAATAAATACCTTGAATTAATAGCAAAAAGTGGAGCTTTGGGGAAAGCTTCTGGGATGGGAAAAGAAATATTTACCAGTCATAGTTTTAATAAAGCTCCGCCAAGAGCTGTTATGCTTTCAAGAATACAGAAAAAGTTAGTGAATGATTGTGGACACAACAAAGAAAAGGTTTTTTGGAAGATTATGATAGATAATCCTAAAGAAATATGCGAAACAAAGGAGTTAGTAATGCAAGAATGTTCTAATGCACTACTAACCTTTTGGTATATTAGTCAGAAGAATCCTGTTTCCTTGTTTCAACAATCCCTTGTAAGCCAAGTTTAGATTCATAATTATCACTTGTAATCGCTCCACTATAAATAGCCTTACTCATTTGTTCGTTTTCATCTTCTTCTATGCTTATGTTTTTTTCATCAGCTAGACTATGAATCATATGAATAATTTGCTTGTTTAGTGAGCGACTTTCTTTCTTAGCCAAAGAATGTGCCAATTCGTAGGTTTCTTCCGAACATCTAATGAATAGACTTTTCATTTTTATCATCCTCATAAATAACTTGCGGACTATCTTGCACTTCTGCAATAGCAACACTTTCTCTACCAACTTGATAATACCTATCTTCTTCTAATTGTTTTATGGCACTTTCAATTAACCATTCGTTAGACATAATCAAAGGGTCATCTAAAAGAGATATAGCAAAAGCAAGAGCATTTAGTTCAGTTTCAAATATCCATACAAAATGTTTCCATTTAGCACTTGACTTAGTTGAGTAAACATTACTTGGCTCGGGTATATCTAAGTGATATGTGTGTCTTATTACCGCATACATAAGCCATTATTATACTGCAAAATGCTATCAAAGTGAAATACATATTGTTCCATGTGGAACATTTACCTCATTGCTGTGTTTCCTGAAAAAATCCTGAAAATAAAATATTTACCAGTACATTGTTTTTACTGGGTTTTTGCGAAGGTTCAAGCAAAAAAAATATTATTTACCAGTCTGGGATTTTTTTGATGGAGACTTTTAAGTGTGCCAAATATCTTTACAGACTATCAACCGACTACCAAAAAAAAAGGGACAATCTTGCGACTATCCCTTAAAACTTATAAACAATAAGCTTGGAGGTTAATATATGAAATTGCATTGAGAAATATTAAAAAAACTACACAATCAAATATTAGTTCCACTAATATAATGTAATTGATAGCAAATTGCAAGAGTTATTAACAACTTTCTAACACTTTTTCCACAGACTTATCCACAGCCTGAAAACCAGTAAATATATTTTATTTTTTGTCATCTCATCTAACA